AATCTATTCTTTTTAAATCAGAAATTTCTGTTATTGATTGTTCTGGTACATTATGTTCTATTCCGCCACCAAACCTATATTTTATTACCAAAGTTTTGCCTTCTGGACTAACGCCTAATGTGTTACTAGTCAAAAGTTTATTTGGATCTAAACTAGTTTTTTCTATGTAATTTCTACCTTTCATAGGCAAAGTAAAGTCTTCTGGGTTTGTAAAAATATTGTCAATTAAAGATCGATTATCTCCGTTTCCAAATCTTAAAGTAGTCAAAAGACTGTTATTGTCTTTTTCTACGATAAATCTATATGGTGCTAAATTGACTTCTATTACTTCGCCGTTTATATTTGTACTTTTCTTAAATATAGTGTCTTGTGTTAAATATTCAACTTTATAATATTCGTTTGCATCTTCATCTTGAACAGAAATAATTTCTGTAATGTTTTCGTTTGATAAATCGATGCCTATAAAATCGCCTTCTGCCTGGGGTATAACAAAAACTTCTTCAGTTAAAATTCCAGAAGTTGATATTCCTTGTTTAGATAATACTAATGTTGTCGGTGTTCCATTTGAATCTACTTCTCCAATTTCAATCTCATAATTTTTTCTAAAGTCTACATCTTCTTCAAGTATAAAACTAATTCCACTATTACTTTGAAGTGTCGTTCCTTTTTTTATTATAGGAAGAAAATCCTTTTGAGGTTCATATTCTGTGGTTAAAAGTGAGCTATTATCAATATCGATCTCAATAAAAAAAGTTACATAAACTGTAGAAGGAGTTGAAAAGCCGTAATTTACTCCTGCTCTTCTTAAATGCCTTTGAATATTAGTGTCTAATGTAGCTGTTTCATAATTTATTTCATTAATTTGTTGTTCAATATAAAATGCTGTTGATTCACCAACCATAGCTGCGAAATTTAAAAGCATTCCGCCAAGTGAAGTTTCAGAAAAGTCTGTATTTACATTTTGAAAATTTGTTTGAGCATATCTTAAAAGCTCATTTTGAAAATCATTAAATGTTCTATTTGCAAACAGTCTGTTTCTTTGTGATATTTTAAGTTTTTTATTTAAATTAATACTCATTACTACCTCGAAGTTTTAATTTTTATTGTTATTTGTTTAGCAAAAGAATCTTGTTCTGACGTTGAATAAGTTATATCTAATTTATAATAGTTATCTTGATTGTCTGATGTAATAAATTCAGATGTAAAATCTTCCAAACTAACTTGCGGTGTATATTGACTAACTGCAGAGCCTATTTCTGACATGGCAAGATCTTCAATATTATCCAAATCACCTCTATTATATATATCAATTAAGTTTGTACCAAACTCTGGAAAACCTAAGACTTCACCTTTTCTCGTCATTAGTAATACTTTTAAATTATTACCTATTTGATCGCTACGATTAAAATTCATCTTAAAAAGAGTTTCATTAGATTTTATTCCTTTTTCTAGTGGGAGCTTAATCCCTAACGGAATATTATCTGCCTGATTTTCAAAACTTTCTTTACTTCTATTTCTAAGTTTATATTCTTGTATAGATAAACCTGTGTTTTTAAAATTAAATTCAGACATATTATACCTCTTGATATTCTATAATTATAAGGTTTTTTAATATCTATGATGTCTTTGAAAATTTACTAAGTATAATGTCAATTTTATTTATTAAATTATCTATCCTGTTTTGTGAATTAGAACCTGTTGCAACAGTATTATTGTTTAAAATTGTCTTAGAAGTTTGAAATTTACCTTCTTTCGTTTTTGTTGATTTATTAATCTTGTTACTTACACTAAAATATTCCAAGTCTTCCAACGTTAGAAGGCCAGGAACACCAAGACTTGATAAAGCATTTCCTACTTTTTTTGATAAATTAGCAGAAGTGTTATTTGTTTGATCAACTAAGTCATACAATTCTTTTGATATATTATTTAAAGAGACTAAAGATTCATTAATTTTTTCTAAATAATTTTTGTTTATATTAAATAATTCAAGTAACATATCCTTAAGTTGATAACCAAGCACAAGAGACTCCATAGTTTCAGAAGGGCCTAACATTACTAAGGAACCTTCTCCGTTTTTAAAATTACTTTCTCTATTTACGGAGCCAATTAATATATTTTTTCCATCAATTAATATATTACTTTCTTTTGTAATGTTAATTCTTGCAGTATTTTCTTTATTAAAAGAATTTTTAAGAAAAAGTATTTCTCCAGATTCATTATTAATATCAGCGCCTTCACCTTGATCTGTTATTTTTGGTTTACTTAGAAACCTAAGGTTAGTAGATATTAAATTAATTGAAGGTAAATTATCATTACCTTGCAAGAAAATATCATTTTTAAAATATTTTATATTAATACTACCTGTAACTGTTTGTTTTTTACTGGAGGTTATTTCATTTTTAATATTTAAAAGATTTGTATCTTTATCAAAAGAAAAAGATCGATCATAAAAATCACTTGCTTTATTATCATTACTTAATATTTCAATTTTTGAAAAGTCATCAAATATACCTTCCATATTATATTCTTTTTTTAAATTATTCGTATATTCAGTCTTATCGATACCTGTTATTTCTATAAAATCATCTTCTTCTGGAATGTTTAATTTTAAATTATTTATAGGTAATTTTGACTGCCTGTTATTTTCATCATCATAAAAATAAAAGTAAGGAGTTTTATCTTTTAAACTAAAATCTTTAGTATATAAATTATAATATTTTATTTTATTTTCATATTCCGGATCTTTTAAAGAAAACTCATTTATAAAGTTATAGCTAACCGATTCGTGTAACCCAGATATTAATTTTATATTACCTGATTTTTTTGTATTACCAAGCTGGATAACAGTATTATCTGAACCTTTAATAGATGTTTGTGTTAAAGAGCTTCTATAAACCGGTGAAGTATTAAATTTAAATGTATTTATATTTTTATTAACACTATTTTCTGTTCTGGTGTTTAAACTAAAATTATTACTTTTAGTTTTTAAATCCTTGTCAAAAGTGTCCAATTGAGAAGGAAGTAATTTGTCTATTAATTCCAAATTTTCTAGGTCATGATTTCTACTATAATTTGTATTTTCTGATATGTTTAAATTATGTGGCCTGGATATCCAATAAGAATCTACTATATTTATTGAACTACTATTGGACTTATCTTTTAAGATAAAAACTTCTTCTTCAATTTTTAAAGGAACACTAAAATGAGAAGAAAACAAAGGGACACTTACACTATAACTTTCTACATTTTTATTTTTTTCTTTTTGTGAGGTATTTACACAAATTAATGTTGAAGATGGTAAAACTGAAAGTGATAGTTTAATTTTTTCTTTTGTTTTTTCTTTAAAAATTTTTTTAATAAGTTTTTTTTCATTTAGATCATCAAAAATTTGATCTGCATCACCTTCATTTTTACCTATAATATATAAGACTATAGCTTTTTCTATCATAATTAAACCTAATTATTTATTCTCGCGAAAACATCATCACTCGATACATTTTCTGATTTTTCTTCTTCTTTAGAAATTAATTCTACTAGCTTAAGTATTTGATCGTTTGATTTTCCCATTCTTTCTAAGTATTTTGACATAACCCCACCAATATTCATATGCTCATTAACACCACCTTGCATGGATATATAAGCGTCATTAAACAACATTTTAGCTTTTTCTCTATCATCTAAAGCATTTTCATATATTTCTTTCCACAAAAGCTTTTTTTTGTCTTCAATTGAGGTAATATTATCTAAAATTTCAGCAAAATTTTCTATTTGTTTTTCTTTTTTGTTGTTTTTATCTAAATTTTTTGATACACTTTCAATATTTTTCATAATTTCTCCTAATTTTAAAATATATCATACTTTTTACCTTCTGGGTTTATTTTTCTGTATATTTTTCTAATATTTGAAAGAGAGACACTTAATTCAGAACTGTTTAGACCTGATATTTCTCTTAAATACACAAAAACTGCTCTTTTGTTTAAATAATCTAGATCATCTACTTTGTTAAAAAGTTCTCTAATAGCATTAATACATCTAATATCTCTTTCCTCTTTTAATTTACCTTCTATCACACTTAACATTTCATGTACAATTTTAGGTAAAATTTCTTTTCGCTCTTTTTCTTCGTATATTTTACAAGGAGGATCTTGCACCATTCGCTCTTTATCATATTTCGTAAAAGAGGTTTTTTCTTCTAAGGAAACGTTTCTAGAAAATTGCTTATGAAGCTTTCGAGTATTAATAGTTAACCAGTTTTTTGCAACTACATTAAAATATGAAAAAGCTTTTGTACCTTTTTCTGGATTCCACTTATGTATTGACTCGTATAAAAAAGTAGTGCAATCATTTTTTAAATGTGAAAGCTCTTCATTGTAAGATTTAAAACCATAAACAGCTACAAGATTTTGAACTAATTCTTGGAAAGCAGGCAATATATGTTCAACGTAAACTTTATTTTTTCTATATTTTGATTTAAGATTTTGATATTCAATTATTTTTTCCTGTGTGTTTTTCGTAAAATATTGTCTAGTTTTCTTTTTTTTTGTTTTA